GGCTTGAGTATTACGGCATTGCCGGCGGCCAGTGCTGGAGCAACCTTATGTGCAACGAGGTTGAGCGGGAAGTTGAACGGTGTAATGGCGCACACTACTCCCACTGGAACACGTATGGTGAAAGCCAGCCGGTTCTCGGAACCAGGAGTCGCCTCTAGTGGCACCATCTCACCATGGATGCGTTTAGCTTCTTCAGCCGACCAGGTAAAGGTGTCGGCAGCGCGCTCGGCCTCTGCCCTGGCATCACGCAGTGGCTTACCTGCCTCGTAAGCCATCGTCAGCGCCAGTTCATCGAGCCGAGAGCGGATCAGCCCGGCTGCTCTCAACAGTATTTCATAGCGTTGTGTGGCTGTCAGTGGTTTCTGTGCGAAGGCGTGGCTCGCTGCCGTAACCGCTGCATCCACTTCTTTCGCCCCGGCCTGGCTGACAGTCGCCCAGGGAGAACCAGTCGCCTTATCTGTTACTGTCAGATAGGTGCCCGTATCCCAGGGTTCACCATTGATCCAGAGTGGATAAAGATCCATAGAACACGCGGCGCGGGTACCCCCATGCCTTTAGGCTGTGGGAGGAAGCGCCGCTTCCTTTCTAGCGTCATAACTATACCCATCGCTACGAGAAACTCTCGTACAGAAACGATAATGAATATCGGTGACGGTCCCTTGCACCGTCTTAATGTTGAAGGCCCCGCGCCTACGCACAGCCACCTTGCCCACATAAGTGCCTTGCTTGCTCCCGCTGGTCACCACGGCACGCACCAGGTCGCCCGTCTGGAAGCCTTTGACGCGCTTGGCTCCCTTTGGCTTCGTGCGCGGGAACCCATGCTCGTCCATGAGGCACATTTGTCTTGAGCCGTGCCCCGTCGCCGTGATGCGCAGCGGCACGACGTGCTTGATGACGAACTCCTCCGGTGTGCTCCTCCCAACGCAGGCCGCGTCGAGCCAGTGCGTCTTCGGTAAGTCACGAGTGATGCGGTTGAACTTGGTTAAGCCGCCGCTACCGCACTCCACGGGCAGACCGAACGCCTTGAGGCGCTCATACAATGCCCATCGCGTCGCATTCACCGCCGCTGCATCCCGTAACGGCGTCTTGGCCTGAGCCAGGATGCGCCCCAATCGGTCAGGCTGCTCCTTGAGGAACTCACGAATGTCCTGGTTGCCCTTGCGCTGGTTGCACGGCTTGCACGCCGCCACGAGATTGCTGACTCGATTGGAACCGAGTTTGCTGCGTGGGTGGAGATGATCGAGTTCGAGCGGGACTGAGCGTCCGTCACAGTAGCTACATTGGTGATTGCACTTCAGCAGCACATACTCTCTCACCTCGTAGCCCGCCAGGGTGCCTTGTTGGTACTGCACACCTTCGATGTCTGGATTCTCTAAGGCCTGGGTATCGAAGCGAACGAGTTCTTGACTCATGGCGCTGAGCGGGCAGAGGCGCATGAGGCGACGAACCCAGGTGACCAGGTTACACACGCGACTCTCGAGCGACGGCGGGAGCGTCCCTTTTCCTTTGCTGCGATTGTCGAAGCGCGGTTGGCGGTAGCGAGTTTTGCGCTGCCTCCTGCTCTTGCGCACCGCACGACGTTTGTCCATGTCCCGCTTGATCTGCTCTCCTCGATGCATCAGTTCCGCTGCCCACACCACTTCGGAGCTTCCATCATTGACGAGGGCGATGCCGCTGGTTTTGCTCCCCGGATCGATCTTGAGGCGAAGAGGCTCAAGATGAGGCTGCTCCACGGCACGCTTGAGAATCAGCGTGAAGGGATACCTGCGATAGACCGCGGCCTTGCCTTGTTTCAAGAGCAGGCGGGCACGCCCCGGATGCACTGGGTTCAAGGGCTGTGTATGGGTATCTAAGACAAACACCTTGCTCATGCCTGATCCTGTTTTGCCCGTGAGGGCCTCCGTTTACACGGGTAATGCTCACCTCGTCAATGTTCGTGGAAGGTTTAACGGAGCACGCACTGGGTTTACCCCGTCGCCCTGTTTAACGTACTCCCGTAGCGGTTGGGACTGGTGAAGCATCCCAACGTACCTAATTTCTTCCCGAACGGAGCCCCGTCAGTCTCACGGAGACTGGTGACTGAGACTGGTCAAGAGTGAGGCTCGCTCACCTAAATGAGCAAGCCTGCCCCCTTCCAGGGGGCGGGTTCCTGACTTGTAACCATCCATATCTCGGCGCCGGCAAGACGGGCGATTACTGGTAATCG